GTATTGGTTCGAATGGTAATTTTAGCATAGAGTCAGGTGGAGGTGGTGGAGGTGGTTATACTGGATCCGGTGGAAATGGTGCATACACTTATTACGCAGGTGGTGGCAGTTATACTTATACTGCAGGTTCAGCAGGAACCGGATATGGATCAGGCGGTGGTGGTGGTGGAAATTCAACATACCCGAATGGATATGCCGGTGCACCTGGAATAATAATCGTCTGCTGGGTTGAATAAGGAGAAATAATATGACTGCTAAAAATATACTTGGTAATTATTCAGATCCAACTGGAGTGTATACATTCGATGGACTTGGTCTTGTTCCAATTGGTGGGATTATTGCAATTGGCGATGCCGGTGCATGGACGCTTCCCGCTAATGGTCAAATAAAAGACGGCTGGGCTCTATGTAATGGACAAGCAAAATCTGGCTTAACTGGAGCTGCTGCAGGTATTGCAGCAAATCTTCCAGATCTTACGGATGATAGATTTTTAAATGGATCTACAGTTACTGGGGGGACGGGCGGAGCAGCATCAAAAACTACAACTGGAATAGCTGTAACTACTTTATTTAAGAAAGATATATTAAATACTGGACAAATTAATCATACTCACGATAACACACATAAACATAGATGGTCTTATACTCAAGATGACGGAGCTGGAGGGAGCAATTTGCGATCATGGGACACGAGCGGAGTTGATACTCTTATAGGTGGAGAAGGCGGAGCCACTTCAACAACAGGGACGAATAGATTTAACATTATAAACAATAATTCTTGGTATACAGAAAATTCTAACATATCAGGTGGAAGCGCTGCAACTTGGACAGCTTATAATAGTGGAACTTCTAGTACTTTTGAAAATATTTCTGGAACAGTTACTCAAGGTACAATTGCAGATATTCGTCCTAAATATTTAAATGTAGTATACGTGATGAGAGTTAAATAATATGCAAGAGTATGTTATTACTTATAAGTATTCAAGATCTTGGTTTTGGAAAAAACAAACAATAACTGGACATAGTTATCAAAAAGATTTTGACAAGCTTGTTTTGTTTAAAAAAGATGGTTCGATTGAAGAAATACCGGAATGGTCTAAGCATCATGTTAAATTAGGTGCAGATTTTATCTTAGCTCAAAAGAAGCAGATGGAAAAAGAATCTGGAGTAGATATTAAGTTAAGTGTATAGTTTGCAAAAGTAAGAGTATGCTTATTATTAGTATAACTAACACACTCTTAAGGAGAATAATATGTCTGATCTTATAGTGAGAGATGCTACCACTGCTGTTTCTAATATGCTTGATACAATTCGACCAATGTCTGTTATCAAGAAAGAAGATCAGCAATTTTTGGTTGCTCATAAAGAACACTTTGCTCAAGTGTTCGAAAAAACACATATCTGGCGAACTGATACTCAAAAGAGATCGATCGTATCAGATACTTACCATCCAACTCTTCACTCTAAGTTTCACCAATCCATTCTTGAGCAAAAGGTTCAGCTTGAGCAAAGTTTCTATCTTGCTAAAGATTTTGAACTAAAAAAGCTAGAGATAGAAGAATTAATGCTAGACTTGGAAGATTTAGCAGATCCAGAAACAGCAACCGCTAGAGATAATATTAAGCGTAGAAAACTTGAAGTTGAAATTCAATTCAAGAAGTATGAACTTGATCAGATGGTTATTGCGATGAACTATCGTATGTCAGAAGTTAAAGGCTGGCAAAATATTCAGGATCAACTTCTAGAAGAGATGCGTGCTTCTGGAATGGACGAAGATACTATTTGGACAAAAGATGCTGGAGAAGTTGAGGCCATGTTCTTCACTACTCTCACAAATCTTCAAGGTCTTGCTAAAACCACAGATGGAGCTGAAGCAACGAATCTTATTGCTCTTGCTAAATTCTATGTTCAAAAAGTTTTTGAAGCTGGAAGATTGCCTGAGCTTAAAGCGAAGTGTAATGCTGCTCAACTTGACTCATTGAAATTCTTGGGATTCTAATTTAGAATCCCCTCAAAAGTCCCCAAGAAACATCTATATATGTTGATTCTATATTATTTTTATCAGAAAAATCTCTGCTCCAATCGACTCTTATTCCCTTAAGGGTCATATCTTCTACACAGTCTGCTTCTGAAAAATCTAATACGATCTTACATTCAATATCAAATAGACACAATCTTCTCTTTAGATCTTTACACGATTCATATATGCCTTGTCTTAAGACCAAAGCAGATTGATCGTCTCTTTTTTCATTTTCTATATTAAACTTAACAATAAGTGAGTTTATCTCATTTATTGTATTAAATATTATAAGCTCTGCGTCATCGTTTTTTGCTGTCTCTTTTGCGACTTTGTTTCTCTCCATCTTTCTTTTTATCATGCGATTGACTGCATCTCGACTAGTCCAAGTCATATCACATCCTCGCTACTGTTTGTCTTGTCTTCTATGCTTGAAGAGAGTTCTTTTAACCTATCTAGATTCATCTTATCGCGAAGATCTTTTAACTCTTCTTTTGTAACGTGACTAAACATTCCATTTTCATACTTACATGATATTGTAACTTCGTTCTTAAAGAACCGACCTTTTGCTACATAAAAATTAGAAACAGGCATTCCCTTGATTTTTATAACTTCTACGACAGCTGCCGCTGCTTCATATAGACCTCTTGCCCATTTAATTCTCTGCTCGAAGTTTCTCTCTGTCTCATCTGAACTTAAAGGGATTAGCTGTGTCATTAGAACTATAGGAGTCTTTGCGTGTTGCGCATAGTCTGTTATCATATCTTTAAAATTGTAGAGAGCCATTGTTCTCTCTATGGTTGGGTTCTTTGTTGATTTGACAATTCGTTGAGCAAAGTCTATAACTACACAGGAATAGGATCCAGATCTGTCGATCTCGTGAAGAAGCTTCTCGATTGCTTCGATTGTAGTAGATCCAACAGGATCATCTGCTACGGTTATCATTGGCTCGATCTTTATTATCTCCATCGCGACCATCTTTCTAACTGACGATGGAAGTTTATCTTGAATATACTGATTAAAATCAATACCGAGCTCTGAGCATGCAACTCTTGCATATATCTTTGCAGCTGTTTCCTCGTTAGATATAACAAATGTTCTTTTTCCCTGCTTCATCAATGCATGTGCGATCGCAGCAGTTGTTGTTGATTTACCTGTACCAGAAGCAGCACCGATAAGATAAAGAGCACCTGGACAAAGTGGACAGACAGCAGATAAAGTTGGATTTATGAAAGTAACCGCTTGCCTTATAAGAGCAGCATCTCTTTCAAGAACGCCGATCATCTTCTTAGCGTTATCTGCTCCCTTGCTGGCTTCTATCTCAGATAGAGAAAAATTCTTTAGCCTCTGATTTCTTTTTTCAGCTTCTTCAAATTTATTTATTTCAGCTTCAATTCGAGCTTGTTTTATTTTTTGCTCTTTCTCATAAACTTCAGCGCGAGACATAAGTTTGACAACATCACTCATCTTTATCTCCTCGGAGCTTTTCGAATTCGCGCATAATGGACTCGATAGTTGCATCTTCTGTCGTCATGGATATCGCGGCATCCAAAGATATCTCCCCATTCATTTGAGATGTTCTTTGTGATTCTTTTGATACCTTCTTTTCAGGAGCACTCTTTATCTCAACGGGCGTTAGAACTGCCATAGCTATTTCATAGTCATCTGTCGCTAGTTTAACGGCAATATCTTTACTCTTAGGTCCTATCCAAGGAGACAAAGCATCTTCTTTAAACTTTCTTGGAAGATCTTCCTCCTTGTGACCATAGGAACGAATGGTTTCAAATAAATTTTCTAAAAGAGAGCGGCGAGACTCAAAAGAGGGTCTTGGCGGAATTTCTGCTTTCCAGGAGGAGAGGATAGCTTTAACAGATGGCTTTTCTTGTTTTTCAAAATTTTCCTCCCGCTCCGTTTTATTCTTATTCTCTTTATTCTTATTAGCGGCGTCTTTTTCAGCCCTGTACTGGGCGTCTTTTTCAGCCCTGTACTGGGCGTCTTTTTCAGCCCACTGAGAATCATTAGACTTTTTGTCATTTCCTAAAGCCTCTAGAATCTTATCATCTTGAATATAATAGAAATTTCTAGAAGGTAGTCCTTTTTTCTTTATCTTTAAGAAACCGAAAGACTCTAAAAGTTTAGTTACTTGCTGACGCATCTCTTTTGTAAGATTAAGATCGAATTCTATCTGCTCTGATAGACAATAAAAACCACCTTCTGAATCTAATTCGAGAAGGTTTTTGAAGAACTCTCTTCTTGAGAGAAGGTCGGCTAAAAGCAAAGCTGCATCATTTGATTTGAGTATCTTTGCTATCTTCTTGTTGACCATCCAGAAAGCCCCATGTGAAAGGGTGCTGGATACAATGTTATTTGCCATCATAGTCTCTTCCTATGACTGTCTAACTCGCTTTAGAAAATACTCAGAAAGATTAATGTCATCTATTTTTAATAGATCATTCCAATCTTTTCCATCTTCATCTACCAAAGCATAGTGAGTACAGCAGTTTCTATTTCTCAACTTATCCAACATCTTTAAACCGGCTTCGTCATTGTCTGGTGCTGCGATTACTTTGTAGCCAAGATTTGTAATATCTTTTAATTTTTCTGCCTGATGATCACTTAAACCAGAGCCGCTTGTGGCTATACATTTGAATGGATTTTTAAGCATTCCGCCGTAAGATTTATTTAAAGCTTGCTGAAGGCTTATAGAATTGAAGGCACCTTCGGTAACTATAATGGCTTTTATATTTGACAAAAATTGTCCTTGATTCCAGCCGTAAAAGAGATAACCTAATCTTGTGCCAGGTAACGTGGTTATTTTTACCTCATCTCCATCTTCCATTCTCCATGGATTCATCAAACGAATTTGAGCCCCGACGAATATATTTTCATAGTAATATGGAAAAACTATCCCTTTCCATTCATGATCGAAATACATATCGTTGGCAGGTTCTATCATTCTTGATCTTAAATATGAAATTCCATCTTTGGCCAATGGGTCAGATAGGCTCACGAATCTTCTTGGCCATGCTATGGCATTGACCTGATTGTCTTGTGCTTCTTCAAATGTCAGATTTGATTTCAGAAGATCTGAGAGAGATATGCCAGCTTCGTGACAATATTCAAATATCGAGTAACCTCTTTGGCACTTACCCGTGCAGTAGCACCAAATATCTCCGGTCGATTCATCTTTGTGCCAATAGATGCAATCGTTCTTTCGACCACCTTTGCATATTAAACATTTTTTATGTTTAAAATTAAAATCATTGCTCATTGTAGTTAGAACTCTTCTTTTTGTTGTCTATTTCCCATAAGGGTTGTAGATTACTGAAATGACATGCTTCTTTAAACTCATCTATATTAGTGAGATCGTATGAAGATAACGGTCTTACGTGATCTAAATGCCATTTACCATAATTATGCCAATTCATTCCATCTGAAAATTTAGATTGTAAATGCTTTTTTAATTCTTCAATTGAACATCCTAAATCTTTTATTGCAGAAGAAACTTTTATTTTGCCTTTAATACAGTTTCGTATTCTATTGCGAAGATTTGCCGCTAATCTAGCGTTAATATTAGTTTTAAGCATTTCTTTTCTGTAGTTCGGATGTCTCTTTCTCCATGCAGAACTATTACATGCCTTAGAGCAGTATTTTGTATTACCTCTCTTGACAGTCAATTCTACATTACAGTTTAAACAATTTGTTCTAGGTTTGTTTTTAGGTTTTCGATGTTTTTCATAGTGCTTTGCGCACATTGTTTTAAATAACATATGCTCGTCACAACCTTCGATAGAGCATTTTTGTTTAGGTTTTTGTCTAACTTTTAGAGACTCTTTATTTGCTTTCTTTCCATTGCAACTACGACAAGGTCTGTTATGGCTTTCTATGTTTTTATAACCTTTATCTTTACCGCAAAGATAGCAAAATATTTTAAAATACTTTCTATTATTTTTTAGAATAAAATCATTTTGTTTAACATTTTTATTTAAAATCATATATATATCTCTATATCATAGAGCTTTAACATATTTAAATTTAAATGTATATATTCAATCTTTTGGTTGATCTAATTTTTGCTCTTGCTGTTCTGTCTGACCTGTTTTTAGGTTTGTGACAAGAATTCTAACGCAACCGGTATTTTTATCGATTGCTTGAAGTTCGACTTTGTACTCATCGCCGATAAAGAACGGACGACGTTTGCTTAACCACCAGTACATAGAAGTAACTACTTTACGATCTGTAGACATTCGTATAATCTCCTTTGAGATAAAAACAAACAATAATATCATTGTACCACGAGATGAATCAATGAAGGTCGAAATCCTCAATCATATAATAAGAATAGATGATCCTACAGAAGATTTAGAATCGGATCTTACTGAGAAATTATCATACATTGATAAATCTAAGCAATATCAAATAAAGAAGATGCAGAAAAATCCATTCTCAATGCGATCTAAACTTTATCAGCAGCTAGTTCAACAATCAAAAGGCACTTTATTAGAAAAAGTTGACAATACTCTATTCGTTCCATGTGGTTTTTCTAATTATTTAATTAAAATATTATCAAATCAAGCAGTTGAGATCAATGATCTAAGATCAGAAACCGGATCTACAATATCTCTACCTTGGGTTAATAAAAATAACATAATAGAATTAAGAGATTATCAAAAAGAAGCAGTTGAAAAAGCTATGTGCCATGCGAAAGGACAGTTGATATTGATGTTCGATGGCAGTTTAAAAGCTGTAGAAGATATTGTTGTTGGAGATAGGGTCATGGGTCCAGATTCAAAACCAAGAACTGTACTTCATACAACTTCTGGCTTTGGAGAAATGTTCAAAATAACTCCTGTAAAAGGAGATCCATTTATAGTTAATGGAAATCATTTACTATCGCTTCGTCGCTCTTATTCTTCGCTTAATAGAAAAGTAAGTAAAAATAAATATCGTCATAAAAACAGTCAATTAGATGATAATGTTATTAATGTTTCTGTTTATGATTACTTTAATCAAACAAAATCTTTTAAACATAAATATAAACTATATAGATCAGATTTAATAGAGTTTAATACTGAAGAACAAGATCTACCAATAGATCCTTACATATTAGGTCTTTGGTTAGGAGATGGAATAAGTGCAGATTCTGCTATTGTAAATGTAGATAATGAAATAATTGATTCAATTTATCAATTCGCTAAAACCAATAACTTAAATGTTATTAAATACAAAGATAATATAACTTATAGATTAAGCGGCGATGGATCCTTAGGATCTAATATGTTTTTAACAAATTTAAAAGAGCTTAATTTATTAAAAAATAAACATATTCCCCATGTTTATAAAACAGCTTCTATTAATCAGCGACTACAGTTATTGGCTGGCTTATTGGACACTGATGGACATTATAGTGAAGGTTTATTTGATATTTCTCAAAAAAATAAGAAGTTAGCAGAAGATATTGTTTATGTTGCTAGATCTTTAGGTTTGGCTGCCTATGTTAAAGAAAGATTCAAAGTAGCAACAAACAGTAAAGAAAAAATAAAAAGATCTTATTATAATATTACTATCTCTGGTCATATTAATAAAATTCCAACTAAAGTAATAAGAAAACAAGCATTAAACAGAAAACAAATTAAAAATGTGTTAAATGTTGGTTTTAAGATCGAAAAAGTGCAAGATAGTGATTTTTATGGCTTTACTGTTGATCACGATCATTTATATCTATTAAATGACTTCACAGTTATTCACAACTGTAATTATCGTGGAATTATTAACTTGGCGACAGGGCTCGGTAAAACGAAATCCGCCATTGTTCTTATTCGTCAGATCAAGAAAAAAACTTTGATAATCTGCCCTTCTAACTCTGTTGCAAATCAATTTAAAGATGAGTTAACTGCATCGTTTGGACCTGGAAGAGTAGGTTTTATAGGCGATGGTAAATACAGACCAGCAGATATAACTGTATGCATAGCTGCTTCTGCTTTTAATTCAATTGAAAAGATCAAGAAGATGGATCTTGGCTTGATCATATTTGATGAGGTTCATCATATAGCAGCAAATACTTTCTTTTCAATATCTCAAAATCTATCGAGTGTAGGTCGAGTTTATGGATTAACAGCTACTTCTTTTAGATCAGATGGCAAAGATGTAATGATAACAGCTGGATGTGGGGATGTTTTAGTAAAGCGTGATGCTGCCTGGGGAGTTGCTAATAAATGGCTCGCTGATCCATATTTTATAGTTAGAAAGATTAAAACAACTGGAATAGATTTCAAGGATGACAAGCTCAAATCATATAAGACTCATGTTTTAAACTGTAAAGAGATGACATCCAGGATCGAATCTGATGCTCGTAAATTTATGGATGCAAAAAAATCTGTACTTATATTAGTGGACGAAGTAGAGCATGGAGAGATGTTGTCAAAAGCCCTATCTATTCCTTTTGCTCAAGGAGAAGATAAGCAATCAAACACATATGTTGATCAGTTAAACAAAGGACTTATTCCCGGACTTGTTGGAACCGATGGAAAAATATCAGAAGGAACAGATACTAGAAATGTTGATGTTCTTATTTTGGCAAATTTTAGTGCATCAAAAGGAGCTGTTCTACAAGCTGTAGGACGAGGTCTTAGAAAGACAGATACAAAGAATTCAGTAATAATATTAGATTATATGCCAACCGGATCTTCTATGTTAACCAGACATGCGAATCAGAGAATTTCTTACTATAAAGAAATTACTTCTAACATTAAGTTGGTAGAATAAAAACATTGAGAAATTATAAACTCTCAATAGTTCTAAAGTCGTGGAACTAGATTACAAATTGTTAGCGGCATGGGAATGGCGACCCATTAAAAACTGATATCTATGCTGTTTGTCTTTTCACACTGGCGGGCTCGTTGGATTGAGCATGTTTAATTGCCTTGTTTTGGGTTGTCTGGCTTCACAGCGGACTTTTTGGTACAGTTGCTAACTGCAGAAAGAAAAGACCTGCGACACAAGGGCGAGTGTATAAAATGCCCATATTTATTTAGGAGACAGTATGAATCCAGAAAACAAATGTGCTAAACTTTGGAATCAAGAAGTTCCGCCGCTAAAACTTGAAGATCAAATGCTAAAAAAGATGTTTGAGATGCAAAACTCTCTACAGCTTCGTCTAGGTCAAGATTTTTCTAAGATGGATCTAAATGAAAGAGTTTCTCTCATAAAAGAGAATTGGACAGCTTTGACTTCTGAATACGTTGAATTATTGGAACGTCTTCCTTGGAAACCCTGGAAGAAATACTCAGAAGAACAGAAGAAAGATTGGACTTCAGAAGAGCAAAAACTTGAAACATATTATGAAGTATGCGACATGATGCACTTCATGATAAACATATGTCTTCTAGTTGGCGTAGATGCAGATACTATGTGGAAACTCTACTATACAAAGAATGCAGAAAACTTCGCTAGACAAGATAGAGGATATTAAGTATAACTCTAATAAGAGGAGTGTCCTCTATGTTTAATTCTTCGATAAAAATATCTCATTCTATGCCTATGGAATCATCTGCCATATGGCCTCATTCTGTTGAGATATGTATAACTCGCATACCAATAAGAAAAAGAGATGGATATTCTTTAGAATTTATGAAAAGTTTGGCAAGTAAATTAAAAGCCTCCATGGCTCCAAATGGAATAGTGTATTTAATATGCTATGCTCCTATTGAGTGTAAGTTTAGACCATTTGAAATTGGCAGCGAAATGGTTAAAGCAGGATTTAATCATGTTGATAATATAGTTGTAGAAAAAACTTGGCTTCCAGGAAAAAGGTCTGAAAATAACTTAGTAAACTCTCATGACTATGTCCTATTCTTCTGCAACGGCGATGTTTGGAAAATCGATAGATCTCCAATTAGACAATATCTTATGTTAGATGAAGCGGCTCCATGTATTGGAAATACATGGTTGGTTGAAACAGGCTCTTTAGATGAAAGTTATTCGGACGATTTGGCAGCATTGTTAATAAGAATGGCAGATCTTCTTCCAGGAAGTTCGGTCTTTGATCCCTTTATGGGCAATTCTGCAATATTAAAAGCATGTTTGAACATGGGTCATTCTTTGACTGGTTTTGAAATGGATAAGAGAAAAATTAAACAATATGAAAAAATAATAGAAGATTTTAAGAAAAAAGAATTAAATCAAAACTGAGAATAGATGGAGTTTAATAATATGCTTTATGTTAAATCTAAATCTAAAGACATGATCGACAACGCTGACGATATTGAATCTATTGTCACCACTACTTTATCTAGAATGGCAACTATAGTTTCTAGAACTCTAGGACCAGGTGGAAGACCTGTACTAATAGAGAGAGAAGGCATGCCGCCTCTCGTTACAAAAGATGGAGTTACTGTTGTAAAAGCACTAGGTCTTCCTAGCGCTTCTCATAATATTGTTTTAGACACATGTAAAGAAATATCTCTTAATACAGCTCGAGATGCTGGCGATGGAACCACTACTGCAATTGTTTTAGCAGATGCTTTAGTTAAATCTGGTAAGCAATTTATGAAAGAAAATCCAAAATACAATCCACAAAAATTTGTTAATGAATTAAAAGATTGCTATAATAGAGTAATTTTGCCATACTTGAATCAAGTAGCAGTTCCGGTTAAGGATGAAGATTTAAATAAAGTAGCTATGATTTCTGCAAATGGAGATGAAGAAATTGCAGACGTTGTGGTTAAAGCTGTTTTAGCAGCCGGAGACGATGGAACTGTCTTGATACAAGAGGACCAAGGCGGAGGAATGAGAGTTGAAACAATCGATGGCTATATTGTAACATCTGGTCTTAGAGATATTGGTGCTATAGGCAGTTCTTTCATCAATGATAGAGCTGGTCAGCGTGTAAGGATGGACGAAGGACTTGTTGTTCTTTTTGATGGAACTGTTAATGATCTAGTTCTTCCTGCTGCAATTCAATCAGCAGTAGAAAATGACGTATCTTATTTTGGAAAACCTATAATAGTTATGGCTCATGGTTTTGCTGACCCGGTTATTGAAAAATTCTTAGTAACCTCTAAAGGAGGTGTAACTGTTCTTCCGGTTATTGTTCCAAAATCTTCATTGGCAAACTCAAGAACTATGTTTTTATTTGATATGGCAGCGTATACATCGGCAACCGTCATGAATCCTGCTACAGCCGTAACCTTTGAATCAGTTAATTTTGGAACATTCAAATCTGCTCGAGTTAATACTTACGAAACCTTTATGCAATGTGAGTCAGATTCAGATCTGCTTGAAAGCAGGGTGAATGAGCTTAAAGCAATATTAAAAGATGCTCATTCAGAGCACGATAAGGCTCATTTGAGAGCAGCAATAGGCAAGCTTACGGGCGGAATATCCACAGTGTGGGTAGGTGGAATGACGGACGCTGAGGTTAGAGAAAGAAGAGATAGGGTTCAAGATGCGGTTGAAGCTGTTAGGTCTGCGGTTGCGGAAGGAATAGTCGCCGGAGGTGGAGGAACACATCTAGGAATTGTTGAAACAATTTTATCAGTAGAGCACCATGGTCCAAAAAGTTGGAAAGTAATGACCGAAGCCCTTGTTGCTCCCTTTAAACTTCTTATGACAAACTGTGGAGAGGAAGAAAATATAGAAAAAGCATTGTCTAAAATTATATCTAGTATGGATGAGTTTAAACGACCAGCTTTAATATTCGATGCATCAGAACACAGGTACGTTAATCCATATAAGAATGGAGTTGTAGAACCCGCAAAGGTTCATCGTATTGCGATTGGAAATGCTATATCAGTAGCTTCTTTATTAACAACCCTTGGTGGTGTCGTAGTTTCTCCTAGAGACTATAATCTTGAAACTCAATTAGAAGTATCAAGAGCTGCGTTTAAAGACATGATTTCAGAAACAGGAGAATAATATGTTGCTATCTGTATTGAAAAAACTTTGGGAAAATCAATTATTAAGATCGGTTTTGTTAGTACTGGTTGGATTGACAATAGGTTTAATTTTATACCCGTCAAATGACAAAGTTACTGAATTAGAGACTAAGCTTAAAGAAAAACAAACAGAAATATCTAATTTAAACATATCTACTCAAAAAAAAGTAGAAGAATTAGAATTTAAAAATGAAAAGATGCAAGCAGAATCTAATGAAAAAATTAGATTACTAGAAGTTGAGAATAAACATCTTACTAAGAATGTTAATTTTAAAAAGACAGTCACAACCCTTCCTGATGGAACTAGGAAAGAAGAGATAATAATTGTTAAAAAAGAAGTAGAAGTTACTGAAAAAATGAAACAACTAGAAGAGGATTTAGTTAGAAAATATACTAAAGAAAAGCATTTTTTAAATTTAAAACATGAAGCCGCTATCAATCAATTAAACGAGTCTCACGAAAAAGAGATGGAGAAACTTAAAACTGAAAAATTAAAAGAAGTAAGTTCTTCTAAAAAGCTTGGTATCGGTTTGAGATATTCTTCTGATGATTCTGTTGGTGCTCATGTTCATTATCATCTAATTAGAAATGCATTTGTTATGTCTGGATTAGATCTTGTAAATAAAAACAAATTAAGATATTCAATAGGCTTGGGGTTTAGTTTGTAATGCCAAAATACACATATCACTGCAAACAATGCGATGATAAAAAACAACTTTATAAAAACATAAATACAACAAACGTAGATTGCAAATGCGGTTCGCAGATGGAGAGACAAGTTCCAAGCGTAAACTCTCCATCTGTTAGAGAAACAATAGATAGCTATACAAATATAATGGTAGATCCAGATAATAGAAATATCTTAGAAGAAAGATCTTCCGATCACTTTTGGCAAGTCATTGTTCCTAGGCTTTGCCAAGAACATTCAATAGAACACTGTCTAAAAGAAGGATGGATGTATATAGACGAGAAGGGTAATTTAAAAACCCATACAAAGCCTCCTCACAGGAGATGATATGCGTCTACTTTCTATTGATATTGAAAACTTTCTCAGTATTGAGAAAATACATATCGACTTTAATGAATCTGGAATGTTATTAATAGAAGGTTGGAATTATGACACCAACTCGGCAAATGGAGCTGGAAAGACATCAATTGTTGCAGCTGTGTGTTTTTTATTATTTGGAAAAAATCCACGCGCATTAGGATCTAGCGTTGTTCGCAAAGGCGCAAAGCAAGCAACGTGTAGCGGTGTCATTGTAGATAAAAATGACACTTTTTTTCTTAAAAGATCAAAACCCGGTAAATTAAGTGTTACAAAAAACAATGTTGAAATATCTGAAGAAGAGTTTTTAAAAAATATAGTCATAGATTACGATGCTTTTCTTATAGTTCAATATTTCGCACAGGGATTGAGTCAGCGTTTCTTAGATTTAAGCGACACGGATCGTAAAGATCTTTTTATCAAGTTGACCAATTCGTTTGATTTTTCAAAAGCAAAAGAATCAATAGACTCAGAAATAAAGAAAATAACAAATAAAATAAATGATTTAAATTTAAAAGAATCTTCTTTAGTGTCGCGTATAGAGGCGTATAAAGAATCTCTACAAGATATTGATGCGTTAATAGACGCCGAAAAAAAACTCATGTCAGCTATAGAAAACACTGTAAATGAAATAAATAAAATACAAAAAGTAGAAAAACCAGACCTATCTAAGTATTTAGATTTAAAAACAAAAGTGCAAAATCAACTAGATGAGATAGTTCAAAATAAAGGCACTTCTCAATTTTTACGCAATAAATTAAAACAAATAGAAAATGAAAAGCAACCAGAAGACGTGTGCGACGGTCTATGTCCAACTTGCTCAGAATCTATTGATATTGTCAATGGTCAATTTATTCGCCACGATTCTTCTTCCTTTGAAGAAAAGAAGAAGTCTTGGGGCGAAAGTATTAAAAATAAAAAGAAAGAAATCGTTGATAACATAAAACAGCTAGAGTCCTCCTTTCACAAGGAGGAAGAACTTAAAAACATAATTATAAAATGCCAAGATAAAATAAATGAACAAAGAGAGTCTTATGTAAGAACAGAATCTAGAATATCTGAATTAAGAAATTTTATTAAATTTAAAAAACAAGAATTAGAATCAGTTAAAACTTTTATAGAAAACCAATCAACAATTTCAGATAACATATTAAAATTTAAAAATATTTTATCAAATGTGTTAATAGAAAAAGAAAACACAACAAATGAAATGTTAGTTCTTCAAACCGCCTCTCAAATACTGTCTCCAACAGGTGTTCAAGCCTATGTTCTTGATTCTATTATAGAAACATTCAATGATAAGGTTAATTCAAATCTTCAATTAACATGGAGCGATTGTAGATATGAGTTGAAGTCTCATAAAGAGAATAAATCTGGATCTGTTGTTGCTAAAATGTCAGATAATTTAACAATTAATGGAAACACAACAGACATAGGTGCCTTGTCGGGTGGAGAAAGAAAGTGTCTTGCTTTGTCAATAGATCTAGCTTTATTAGATACTTATATGTCTTATTGTTCTCTAGATTTAAGTCCAATTATTTTAGATGAGCCATTCGATCATTTAGACTCTGTAAACAGATTGAGAGTTTTTGAACTACTTCAAGAATCTTCAAAATCTAAACAAATCATTGTTATAGATCACTCATCTGAGTTTAAAACGCTTTTTGACAATATAATAACTATAAATAAAAGAAATGAAATATCCTCATTGGCATGATACTATATACATATGAAGAAACTTGAAGAAATAGAAAAAGAACTGAATCTATTAAAAGCAACGTTGACCCCAGGGTTGCGTATGCCCGGACTTTCTGTTCCAAAGCCAAAGATTCCATCCTTAGCGCCTAAGATAAAAAAGAATCCAATCAAGGTTGCAGAGCAGATAAAGTCTCCAGAGGCAAAACAATTCGCAATGCGAAATGCTATTTCTCAAGTCAAAGCCACTACTAATCAATTAGCATTTAAATCAGAAAACCCACCGCAAAAATTCCATGTAATAATTGATGGAAAAGCAGTTCATCACGAGCCGCTTACTCAAGATGAAATAGAATCAAAATACAAATCTGAAGTAGAATCTGGAAAAGCTCAACTTGTTCCAGTGATTCAAGAAAAGCTAAAAATAGCCTCTAATGGACAGTGGCAGATTCAAAAGGTTTAAATGAAAACAATATTAAGCTTAGATCCCGCTGAGTCTACGGGGTTTGCCGTAGCTCAAGTCGATGGTGATAATTGTGTAATAGTAGAATATGGCTTTATCGATGTCGATACGTCATCTGTCTATATGGGCGATTGGTGCATAGACCTTCAGAATAAAATAGAACTTATTTACAATAGAGTCAAACCAACTGAGATAGTTGTAGAAGATTATTTTTTTGGATCTAAATTTTCTTCTGGGGCAAATGTAAACTCTGCATATAGAACAGCTATACATATATGGTGTAGGCTTAAAAACGTTCATTATGAAATACTTAATATATCAAACTGGAAAGTCTTTGTTGCCGGAAGATCTATGCCTACTAAAGATCAAAAGCAAAAATGGGGAAAACAACCAGCAAAAAAAATAATGATAGTAGAAGCTCTTTGGAAGAGATGGAAAGTCAGGTTTCCTAACCATTCTTTGTCATCTAAGACTAGCAAACCAATAATGTTCAGATACGATGTTGCAGATGCTGTTGCTCAGGCTATGTATGGAGCTTTTTTGCTTTATAACTGTAAACAATATTCATGTACTGTTCCAGTTCCTCCTGACCATTGCTTTAAAAAAAATAGTAAAAAAATGTTTGTATACGATGAATAGGTATAACGAAAAACGGATCTAAAAAAAGGAGAAGCATATGGCTAAGGAAAAGAAGATCAATTTGGGAAAAGCAGAACAAGTTCTTAGTAAGACTTTTTGTGACAATCATAAAGACATTGCAGAAGATCAAGCTGCAGATCTAATTGTAAAGGCAGAAATGAGGGTTAAGGCTCTTAAAGAAGAAAGAGACAATGATGAAAAACTGAAAGCTGCTAAACAGATCGTTGCAGACTTGGGTTCTGGATATAAGGCAGCAATTGATTATGAAAAAGCAAAAATTGATTTCCTGCTCGACCGTATTTCTGAAATTCAAAATGATGAAGTGAATCCAACATCCAGCTTGAAAGGTGGTTGATATGATAAAAACCACATCAATAGGAATTTGTTTTATTTCTTGTTTTGCTTTTGCAACAGGTGTTAAAGAGACTCCAAACAAATCTAAAAATACAGATCTTCACTGTATTTTAACATCTTACAGAATTAAAAAATCAAATGACAACATTGATACTGTAAATGTTAAAATCTGCAGTCAAGGCTCGGTTAAAACTGAACCAAGTAAAAAGCAAAGTTTGTCAGAAATAAAGTCAAAATAGTTATATTATTAATTAGTTAAATAGAAAAAAGATGTATAATAAACCCTGTGTTTCATAAAGACACAGGGTTTAATTTATTTTGTATTATAATTAACTTAATGTTATGAATCAAGGATAGGCAAATGACCAAGCCAGATAAGAAAACCTCTATAATAAAATGTTATGCTAAATTAGCAAAACAATTAAAAAGACATGTTCAAAATGAAGATTTGAATTCTGTTGGAATAACTAGAGATATGGTTTCTCATCATTTTGGATCTCTTTCTAATTTAGAAAAAATAGCAAGAGAAAAACATCCAGGATATTTTTTTGATGTGACAGTAGAATCTCTCCACTCTCCTAAAGCTTTGCAAGATCTTAGAGATATTGTTAAAAACAAGAAGAAATTTGTAATAACAACAGCTGTTCAGGGTTGCGAAGTTCATAAAGATTTTTATAAATCAATAAAGCAATATTGTCAGTTAAATGATGCTCATTTGTTAGTAATAGTAGCATCAGACCCGGCTGCCGCTCATGGTAGCAAATGGGGAACAATATCGGCTCAATTGGCGAATGAAACAATTATTATTGAAGATACTAGATTGAATTCGAATGTATTCATAAGTACTATTAAACTATCTGCAAAACACATAGATCCTACAACTGGACTTGGTCGAATTGGACAAAGAAATGGAACATTTATATATGCTTCTCCAAAGCAGAGACTAAAACCTGTTCCTGTTAGTAATTCAAAGTTGCCGCATTTTATGATGACAACCGGAGCTATAACAGTTGCAGATTATGATACGGATAAGTATATGTCTCAAAGAACGGCATATATAGCTCAACATGACCATGTTATGGGTGCGGTTGTGTTTGAAATAGAAGATGATGAGACTTATCATTTTACTCAAATTCAATCAGATTCCAAGGGATATTTTATAGATCGTGGTTATATCTACAGACCAACCGGAAGATCTCAAGTAAGACCTGAGGCTTTTGTTTTAGGTGATTGGCATTCAGGTGTTACAGATCCATTAGCTAGAAAAGCATGGGAAGAAATTTCTATAGAAATGAAACCTAAGAAGATAATTCTGCATGATGCATTTGATGGTTTGTCTATAAATCACCATGAGGAAAAAAATCAGCTTTTAAGAGCAAAAAGAGCAAAATTAGGTCAACTCTCATTAGAGAACGAGTGCATTAATTTTTGCAAAGATCTCATGGAGATGTCAGATCTTTGTGACGAACTTGTTATAGTTAAATCTAATCATGATCTTTTTCTTGCTAGATATTTAGCAGAGGGTAAATATACAAAAGATCCACAAAATCACAGGCTGTCGTTAATACTTGCTCTTAAGATGCTGGACGGAGAAGATCCATTGAAGGCAGCTGTTGAAATGTTTGTTGCTGCAAATGATCAAAAAAAGTTAAATAAAATAAAATTCTTAAAGTCAGAGGAAGATTTTAAGATAGAAGGAATACAATGCGGAGCTCATGGGCACCAGGGTCCAAATGGAGCTAGAGGAAACATTGTAAATATGGAAGTTGCTTATGGCAACTCTGTAACCGGACATGCTCATTCTCCAGAGATACTTAGAGGTGCGTGGCAAGTTGGAACCTCATCCCTCCTAAAGCTAGAATATAACATAGGTGGAGCATCTTCTTGGCTTCATTCTTCATGTTTGATTTGGCCAGGGGGTACAAGACAATTGATAAATTCAATAAACGGAAAATGGCAAATTAAATAACATAAAGGAAGATTCATGCGAAATCTTCTCTATCTTGATTCAGAGACAACCGGACTAGACTCTCGTCGTCACGATATTGTTCAATTGGCATGCATACCTGTTTTAAATGGAGAAATAAAATCTTCATTTAATGAATTCGCAAAGCCAAATGATTTTTCTGCTATAGAACAAGAAGCTATAGCCGTGCACGGCATTTCTGTAGAAAGAATGGAGTCTTTCCAAGATCAGCGAAAGATGTTGGATAAATTTGTAACTTATGTTAAATCGTTTAATACAAAATTTACAATAGCTGGCTATAATGTTGGATTTGATAAGGGATTTGTTAGTAGTCTGTTTGCAAAGCATGGCATGTCATCCGTTTATCACGAGCTATTCACTCCAGATATTCATGATGTATATAGAAGAATTAAGGCTATAAAGGAAAAGGCAAGCCTTGGGTCTTTGAAGTTGTCTAAGGCTTGCGAGATGTTTGGTATTGAAATAAATGCCCACGATGCTCTTTCTGACATATCTGCAACCATATCCTTAGATGTCAAAGTGTCTGAGTTATTAGAAGACAATCAGGATCATAAAGAGCACATTGATAGTATTGAATATCATTTTCCAGAATCTGCTCACATACATCTCCACTCAGAGTATAGCAATATAGATTCAATAGTCTCCGTTGAAGATTGGGTCCGATGGGCAATAAAAAATAAAACAAAATTCATATCTTTTCCAGATCATGGGTGGTCTGTTTCTCTTTATAAATCAATAAATATTAATTCTATAATAGAAAAAATAAATAAAGAAGATAAGACTAATCATGATCCAGCTTCTGTAACTATAGTGCCTTCAATTAATTTAAATGTAACTCTTGATGATGCATCTAATTTTTTTAGACTGAATGCATGGGCTGTTTCTGAAAATGGGTATAAAAACTTAGTCAAACTAACATCACTTGGTTGGGATAACAAAGCAGTTGATGGGGACTTTGCTATTCCAGTTCTAAAAATAGACGAGGTTAGAAAATATTCGAATGGCGTCACCTTTGGAACAGGATGCGATAAGGGGTTGTTACATAATCTCGAGATTTATGCTGACTATCAGCACCTTGAAGATAGATTCACAACTTTGTACGAAAAGCTTGACGGCAACATTTTGGTGGAACTCATCCCTATTGATGCATACAAAACCTACGATGCTCAAATAGGTTTTAGAAGTAATAAAATAACGAATCTTATGCCAGATGGAAATAAGATTAAGTCAATAAATCGCTGTCTTTTGACTTTTATTAAAAAATACAATTTAGATTTTATAGTGTCGACTGCTGCTCACTTTATAGATCCAAAAGATAAGATTTTACAAGATATCGTATCAAGATCTTCATTCAAAGACGGCCGTTATTTTTATGAATCTAGGCATCAGAAGAGTTATTCTGAATGCTTTGCGATTCTTAAGAGACAACTAGGTGATGAATTTACTGTTGATCTTATGAATAAGGCAATTGAAACAGCTGAAAAAATTGGAAAAAAAGCTTCTGAGATAAAGATAAAATACGATTACCATTTACCTAAGATAGAGATACCAAAATATATTCAAGAAAAAACAAAAGACTATAATCATCAACTTTACTATCTATTGATGGCTAAGATAAAAGAGCACAATAGATGGATTGATGATCCAGTTTATGTTGAAAGATTTAAAAAAGAATTAGACGTAATATGGAAAAACGAAAAACTAAATTTTATCCCTTATTTCTTACTTTATGAAGATATCGGAAGCTTTGCAAGATCTAATGGTATCATACAAAACATTGGTCGAGGTTCCGCTGGTGGTTGTTTGATATCTTATTATCTTAAGATTATCCATGTGGATCCCATTAAGGAAGATATTCCATTTGAACGTTTTTTAAGCCATGCTCGAATTAGAGCTGGCAGTTTTCCTGACATCGATGCAGACTATGGTGCTCGCGCCCCTATACTAAAGTATTTAAAAGATAAATATAAATTAGGCTTTGCTCAAATTGGCACTATTCAGAAGTTCAAGACAAAGTATGCTTTAAAAGAAACAATGTTTGCTATATATGGAAGAAATAGGAACGACTTTGAGATTCTGGATATATGTAAAACAATACCAGATTCACCGCAGGGCATAGATGAAGTGGATTTTCTTAATGGATACACTGATTCAGAGGGTGAATATCATCAAGGTCATCTAGAGCAGAATGAGAAGCTTCAGGCATTCTTCAAGCAGTATCCAGAGGCAGAAAAAACCGTAAGCAGATTAATTGGTCTTCCTAAAGAAATAGGCCGACATGCTTCTGCTTTCGTTATATCTACATTAGATCTGTCTCATGAGAGGGTTCCAACCCTTCAGATGCACGATGATGAACTTGGAGATGTGACAGTTACTCAGTTCGATGCTCCAATGATAGAAAAATTAGGTCTAGTTAAAGCAGATATTTTGCGAGTAACTACTATTAATACAATAAAAGAATGTGTTGATTTGATAAAGATTAGAAAACAAGAAGATCTTCTGCAGGAAGATGAAAAAGGTGTTCAGGCTATATATCGACTTCCAGAAGACAGAATGGTGTTTAAAGATTTTTATGATCGAAAAACTGATTCATCTTTTCAATTCAATACAGATCTAATAAAGGGATATGTAAAAGAATTTGCGCCAGAATCTATAAAAGATCTAAGTAACCTAACAGCTTTGTGTAGACCTGGAGCTCTGGACGCTGCGTTCCTCGATACAACAGCTGCTCAATATTACATCGATGTAAGAAATGGTCGTCGCTCGTTAGAATACGTTCACCCTGATTTGGAACGAATTCTTAAAAAAACAAATGGTGTTTTTGTATATCAAGAAGATGTTATGCGGTTTCTAGTTGAATTTGTTGGCTATTCTCTTGAGAAATCAGACCAAATTAGATCTGCCATTGCTAAGAAAAAAAGAGATGTTATAATGAAAACCTTTGAAGATGTTAGATCTAGTTTAAAACCTAAGGGATGGTCCGACAAGCAGATAGAGATTATAAATCAGCAAATTCTAGCATTCAGTTCTTATTCTTTCAATCTTTCTCACAGTTTTTGCTATGGAAAACTCGGTTATATAAGTATGTATTTAAAGCATTACTATCCGCTTGAATGGTGGTCTAGTGAACTTAATAATTCAGGAGAACAGAAAATTCGTCACTACGTGACAGTTCTAGGCGACATGATCACTCCGCCGACTCTATCTCATCCCTCTGACAAATTTACAATAGTCAAGGACAAGATAGCTGCTCCATTATCTGTTGTTAAAGGGGTCGGTGTGTCTGCCATTAAAGAATTGACTGCAAAAGGACCGTTTGTAGACATTGATGATTATATTAATAGAGTGGATCATTCTAAAGCAAACGCAGGTATTTTTATAGCACTTGTTGCAGCTAGAGCTGCGGATTGCTTCATGGATAATGATATCGATTATATATCTGCCAGAAGAAAACTTGTTGAATATTATTTCAAAAAAAGAAAAACTAAAAAAAATATAGAAATACCAAAAACTATGTTAGATGTTTTTTTGGAAGAAAGAGAAATTAATAAATGTTTTAATAAAACTATATTATCTATATCAGAAATACAATCAATAGCTTATAAAAACTGGCCAGCTCTTTCTCCTACAGATAGTAGAGCAATACCTATGAGAATGGGCGACATTGTAGTTTTAGGAAGTGTTAAGGTTGCAAAAGGTTTGCTGAATAGACAAGAAGGTTCTGAAATTGGCTTTATAGGATTATATGAAGGATGTGAACACAAGTCTGGGATTTCTAAAAAATCAGGCAGAAAATGGTCTAATTTAACAATAAAACTATCTGATGGACTTGCATCCATAGACTGCGTCTGGTGGGATAAGAACAAGCCATTAAAGTATAAAACAAATTCAATAATATATATAAGAGGAAGATTAAAGACGGATTGGAAAGGAAATCCGTCTATTGAGATTCTAGATTTGGAAAAAATAAATGAGATTCAGAAATAATTGTTTTTATGTATTTTTTAGAATTCTGTATAAATTAAACATGATCTTTTGTTAAGATATTTTATTTTTTTGGAGGACGAATTCATCATGGATAGTGTTTATATTAAAGTTTTACAAGAACCATCTAATCTTTCTTCTAAAGAAATGGTTGTTACAAGGTTGAATTTTTTAAATGAACTTAAATTATGTAAATCTAAAAAACCAGCAACTGATTTAATTACTCTAAACTATATTAGAAATATTGCTGAAGAGATTGGGTCTAAATACGATAAGAGTTTTAATGTTTATAAAAATGTAATACCATCTGACTATCTTGGCATTAGGTGCCAGACAGATGAAGAATTGGCAAAAGTTATTGAATCTATGTTTTTGGCAACCTATCCGCAGATTCTAGATAAGTATTTGGAAAATCAATTAAGAAAAAGACCACTTTTTATTCGAGTTATCTATGCAGTAGGAGATCTTGGAAGTTATGATGCTTTTGATAGGTTGAAGATTTCAGAAATTTCTGAAAAACAACTAGATTCTTATCTTGGCGATGCTAAGGTTGAAAAAGAAGAACCTGAAGTTGTTCAAGAAAAACAAGAACAACCTCTTCAAACTGAAGATGATTCAGGTGGTTTGAAGAAATTCTTTAAATTAAAGAAATAACATATATAGATATATTTATAGTATAAAATTATTGCAACAAAACGTCTATGTAGACAAGGAGAACAATATGGCAAAGATCAACATTAACATGAACTCTCTTAAAGAAAAAAAAGATTGGAAAAGACATTCAATTAATCAAGGCGATAATATCTATAGGATTCTTCCACCGTTTGGAGAGTCTGCTGATGGCTATCCGTATCGGAGGTGGGTTCTTGTTTGGCTGTCAGACCCACAGACAGGAAGACTTCGACCATATGCTTCTCCATTTTCTTTTGGACATAAACACTGTCCAATTTATGAATATGTTTCTGCAGTAGAAACAGCTCTAAAAGAAGAAGAAGCTCGTCTTTTTTCTTCTGGAGAATTTTCAAAAGAAGAAATTAAAGAAAATCTAAAACCCGTAATGGATGTTCTTTGGAAAATCAAACCTAAGCAAACCTATCTCTATAATGCTTGCAACAAATCTGGTGAAATTGGATTGCTAGAGCTAAAAAAGACAGCTCACGATGCTATGAAAAAAAATATGATGCAATATGTCACAGACTATGGTCAAGATCCAACTTCTTTAAACTCTACATCAGAAGACTCTGGCGTTTGGTTCAAGGTCACAAGGACTGGCGAAAAAACAAAAACAGAATATTTTGTATCTAAAAATCAAGTTAAATTGAGAGATCAGAATACGGGCAAAATTTCCTGGGTAGATGATCAGGAGCCGCTTCCAGATAACGTTGTAGAAAACTATAACGATTTGGGGTATGATCTATCTAGTGTGTATAGAGAAGTTTCTTACGATGAGTTGAAAGAGGTTCTTCTTGCTAATCTAGGTTCTTTACTAGATCAGCATCCGGCCTTGCGTGTGCAAGGTTTTAATGCTTCAAGTGGACAGGTTCGGGGTCGTTCAAATGGAATGGTTGAGGAAGAACAAGAGAACGAGGACGAACTACGTCAGGGAAATGTATACGCGAATACACGGGCCGTTCGCGTCCAAACACATGATGTTGGAAATAACAATGGAGCGTTTGAAAATAAAACAACGAAACACCCATCGGTTCTCGGATCTGGAGTACCTGGACGACAAGTTGTACATTCTGACTTATCATCCAAAAAGCATGTGGAAAAGAATGAGAAAACAAATACACTTGATGATGAGGAATTTGTTTTAACGCAAAAAACCTCGCCAAAAGTTACTACTAAATTTTCTCAAGATGATGTTTTCGAATACGCTGATCATATACTTAATAGTTGAGGTATCAGATGTCGATCGACATCGTTTCTATCGAGGGAGGCTTGGACTCCCTCGATCTTCAAAGAATAGCTACGTATACTAAAAAATTAACAGATATTGGATCATCTTTTAACAAGATGCTTGCTCCAAATTATCTGCGTGATTTTATAATTGGATACGATATATCTTCTGTAATGCTGGCTAAGGCAATTGAATATGAGATAAAAGCCAAAGCAGCATTAGAAACAGCAGAAGCAATAGCATATTTAGACAAGGCCCCAGAGTACTTTAAATTAAAAAATGAAAAGCCAACAGTAGAATCTCGTAAAGCGTATGTTTCATTGGATTCTGATGTTCAAAAAGCAAAAGAAGTATACGCAAGATCTGTTGCTATGTGTTCTTTATTAAAGAATAAAGTTCAAGAATTTAAGCATGCAATTGAAGTCACTAGGGACTTGTCTAGAGATGGATATTCAACTCCATACGAAGGAATGCGATCATGAGTGCTAATAAATGGATGAGCAAGCTTACAAAAGATTTTGGCCAAGTTGCCTCAGGTCTTAAAAAGAATGAACCACAAATCATTCCCTCATGGTCTCCTTCTTTAAACTGGGCAACTGGAATAGGTGGTTTTAAACCTGGAAAAATAAATATCCTATATGGACCAGAGAGCAGTGGTAAATCAATGCTTTCAATGATGGCCATAGTAGAGTTGCAAAAAAGAGATCCAGAAGCGATTGGAATATGGTTTGATTCTGAATTTTCTTTTAATACAGATTTTTTCATTAGACTGGGCGGTGACGCTGATCGTTTAATTGTTAGAAAAAGCAACAACCCTCTTATGATATTTGATTACATTGGTGGAGAACTTCTTGAACTTCTTCAAGACGGAGCGCCTGTAAAGGCTATTGTAATAGATTCAATTCGATCTATTAGATACCCTAAGGACATGAAAAAGCAATCAACAGATATGGTAATGGGTGGTACTGGCGCAAACTATCTTCCATCTGCATTTAAAATGATTCTTCCTGTTATACATGAAAATAATCTATTAACTTTCTGTGTTCAGCAGGTGTCTATACAGATAGATCCAATGAAGGCATTGAGAAATCCTTATGTTCTTCCAGACGGTCAAGCTCTAAAACACGCTGCAGATCTTATGTTAGAAATAACAAAATTAGATACAAAAGCAGGCGTTATAGAAAAAGGAGAAACCATAGCAGGAGGAGCTGCGCAATTAGGCCATAAGGTTAGAGTTAAAGTTCGCAAAAATAGGATGGGGATGCCTGCTCGAGTTGCTCAATTTACTTTTCACTATGAGAAGGGAATAATGGATAGGGGCGGTGAAATCTTTGAATTGGCAAAATCATTAGGAATCATAAAACATCCTATAAATCCTGACACTGGAAAAGAAAACAATCAAATGTGGGTTTTTGAAAACGATTCTCCAGTTAGAGGAGAACAGAATATGAAAAATCTAGTTATAAGTGATAGATTTCTTCAAGAAAGAGTAATCAACTCGTGTTATTCTTTTCAAGATTCTAAAACAGAAGTTGATGAACTTGGTTTTGTAGAAGATTCTGAAGAATCATTAGTTCAAATGGAATAATAAATGTTTAATGAATCTCAACGTAAAAAAATAAGAACACTATATTTTCTATATACATTAGATAAAATGTGCATTTATTCTTATTCTGCAGCCATCGATAACGCTGTATCAAATGATGGTTTTTCAGGATAATAAATGAAAACTGAGCACGACATAAAATCTTACATAATATGTATTAGATTTGCGAAAATGATTATTAAGTTAAGGATGCACGAGTCTGAATGGGAGTTGTTTCAATGGGCACAACGCATATACGATATGCCGAAAAGGATTTCATATCAACCGGATTAAAAATTTACGAAATAGACAATCCCAATGAAGCGGCTATTGTTTTTAGTTTTATAATATCACTTCGCCGCATGAGAATGGTATGAGAATATTATTTATTGGAGACCTTCATCTTCGTCATACTCATTTGCAACTTAGCAAAAGTGTTTTAAATTGGATAGAAAAAATTATTATAGAAAAAAAACCTGATATTGTTGTAAATCTCGGTGATACATTTGATACTCATTCTGTCATTCGTTCAGAAATATTGTGTATTTTTTACGATCACTTGCTTAGAGTTTCTAATATTTTGAAAAACAATCTTCATGGTTACTATGTCTGTTTGCTTGGCAACCATGATCAATACAAACCAAACTCTTCAGAGTATCATGCTTTTAGGCCATTTTCTTCTATTAAAAATGTCATTGTCGCTGATTCTAACATGCAGTACGATGGCATATCTTATGTTCCATATGTTGTTTCTAGAGATCTATGGCCTGAGACTAAGACAGATATTGTAGTTACACACAATACATTTATAGGTGCTGATTACGGTTATAAGCTTGCAGATCATGGTATAGAGACTAAAGATGTCAATGCGAACTTTGTGATATCAGGTCATGTTCATAAGAAACAGATTCTTGATTCAAAAATCCACTATGTAGGTACTCCTTATGCCATGTCTGCATCTGATGCGGATCAAGTCAAAGGCCTTACTATCTTCGATACTGAGTCGTATAGGTTTGAATTTATAGAATCTCCATTTCCAATGTATAAAACCATAGAGCAGAACACAGGTGAACCTATACCAGATTTAGATGAATTCAATTACTGGATAATGAATTTAAAAGGCCCTAGGGCGGAAATAAAATCCATATTAGAATCTAAGCAGATAAATGATTTAAGAAAAAGATCTAATTTAATAATAAAAACAGAATCTATAGATAAAATAAAATCAGAAAAGGTATCTATACTTTCAACTAGTATTTCGTCTATGCTTGATGAGTATTTAGAAAAAGTATATAAAGGAAATCAAGATAAAGAAAAAATAAAGAAAATAATACTACAAAATACAGGTGTTAAATGAATGAAGAAAAAATAACTGAGATAATGGACCATATTAGATGGACTCTTAATAATGGAATTGTTACAGATATAGTTAAAAACAATCTATACATGTACGGCTCTCTTGTTCACAAGGACGTCAAAGCACTGGAAGTGGCTATAGATCCATCTACAAAAACAGTAGACTATGTCATTTATGGTCCCAAGTCGATGTTGGATGTTGTGACTAGGTATTATAGTATGAGAGATAAAAATGGAATTTTTGATCTTTGGAGATTAAAAAGGTTGTTAAAAAAACAGGGAAATTTAGATATAGATAGGATACTTAATGCTTTTGTCAAAGATCTTTGTGGTCCAAGTTGGAGAGCTACGTACTCACTGAAGAATATCAGTGAATACGTAGAACAGCCAAATGAACCAGAAGCAGAAAGAGATAAAAAATAAAATAGACACAACAACTGATGATTTAGACATTAGGCAAAGTATCTGGATTGAATATTTAGAAACAGACAATCAAGACATTGATTTTATTTGTAAAAAATTAATATTGCAAAAAAAAGCAACTGAAGAAATAGAAGAAAAGATTAAAAAAATAGCAAATTCTGAAAAGTCAGATAATCTTATTGAGTTATTAGAAAGCTTTACAGAATTTGAACAAAGTGTATTATCTTTGTTATTTGTTGGTATTTCAATAAATTCAGTAGCGAAGTATAAAATGATAAAACCCATGAGGATTGTACAAATCATCAATTGTATTTCCTCGAGTTCTGCTTGGAGAGAGTACTTTGCAGAAAAAAACTCTAACGCCAAAAGAAAAATACGGCTTAAGTAATGATCAGGTTTCTGAGGCCGAAAGATATTTAAAAAGACATAAAACAACTGGAATATTAAACAAACATGATGCTATGCCAATGTATGAATTGTACATACTTGGATATACGTTTGAAGATATCTCCAGAAGATTTCCATCAATCCCTTATGGTAAATTGTTATTAACAGCCGCTCTGAACCAGTGGCCAAAAGATAGAGAAGCTGTTGCCACATCTCTTTATGACAGAATTAGAACTAGAATAATTAGATCAACAGTTGAGCAGGTTGAATTTTTAACAGATATGGTTTCTGTTTCAAATGTAGAGACTTCAGAGGAAGTAAGAAAATATCTATCCGATCCAGTTAACAATCCTCCACCGTCTTTTAGAATTAAAACTATAAAAGATTATCAACAAGTTATAGACATGCTTGCTCAGGTTGCAGAATCCGTAAAAGGTATGGGGAATCCATCTAATGTTAGTGAAGATAATAAATCATTAACTGATAATAAAATGAAAAAGATAAATAAAAAACAATCCACTTCCAGTGAAGAAGCTGTTATATTGGCAGAACTAGTTGGAGACGTAGGTGAGTAAGTGTAAAATCCCAGGCTGCGATAAAGAAATTCTAGCAAAAGACTATTGTAAGCAGCATTATAAAAAATTCATATCAAGACCTAAGCAAAAAGCAAAAAAAGCGGCAATAGCTCAAGTTGTCAAAGAAACAGAAGAAGTTGTCGTTAAAAATAAAGAAATAGATATAAAAACAGACTCAGATAAGGCAAAAGTACAACTAACAGCTTCTCAGTTGGAAAAGATATTTTTGTCTCCATGCAGAACCGAACAAGAACTTAAGAACTATATAAAGTTCTTTTTTGGTCTACATTTGCCAGATTTTAAAGTATCCAGATACGCAGACACAACCCCCTTCCATGCAATATGGGAAGTGTACAACATAACAGTAAATAAACAAAACCCCAAAAATATCCAAGAAATTCTATATGTTGCAGGGCGTGGCAGCGGAAAATGCGTTCAGCGTGGAACAAAGATCTTAACTAAAATTGGTTTAAAAAATATCGAAGACGTCAATGTCGGCGATGAGGTGTTTACAGGTTGGTCCTGGAGACCTGTAGTTCAAACATTCGATGAGGGGGTAAAAGACGGCGTCACGGTCACCTCTAAGCAATTTACGAAAAATGGAGCGTGGTCTATTACAGGATCTTTAAAGCATAGAGTTCAGGCATTGGATCCACAATCGGGCAAAATAGATTGGATCTACATGAGGGATCTTGTTGCGGGTCAAATTTTATATAGATCTATGGAATCGCTGACAGATACCGTAGATACAATTTCTAGTGATTATGAGCTTGGTTGGTTAGTTGGATGCATTACTGGAGACGGCTCTGTTAGTCGCCATGATAACACTATTACGTTTGCTGCTAAAGATAATGATCAACTAATTCAATATCTTAATCTTATAAATAAGCATTTTAATATTCATGCTAAGGTCAAGAAAGATAAAAGATCTGACAAGTTAAATATCGTCTATATCTGTAGTTCTGTATTTAGATCTTTTTACGAGAGCTACATAGATGGCGAGCTTTGTTATTTTAAAAAACTCAAAAGTCTTAACCACAGTCCAAGTTTCTTGGCTGGTTTTATCTCAGGCATGATGGAAACCGATGGATCAAAGGATTCGCTAACATTAGCAAATCCCGTCTTAATAGAACAGATCGCTCAAATATTAAATGTGTTCGGTGTTCATGCTGTTATAAACAAACGTAGACGAGAGCCGTCTACCACAAAATTCGTCAAGAACCACATTGTCGAATATCATGCAGTAGATTACAAGACTCCGTTGCCTAAATGCCTCATGCCCCTTTTTTCAAAGCGTCAAGCATTTATATCTTATGCAGATAAGATGAATCAGCAGTTTCGCTACCCATCCAAACTGCTCAAGCCGTTTGCAGATTATATAAAAAATAAATATGAGATATCAAACGGCTACTGGCGTCTTGAGTCTGGTAAAAAGACACACTCGAATATAGAATATTCTAAAGATCTTTGGGGATCTGGTCAGAAGTCCAAAGAATCATATGTATATGGCTATAAAATAGATTATTTCATAAAATTAGCAAACCAACTTGCAGAACACGATTGGGCAGATTATCTTAGGTTCATAAGGCATGGTTGTTATGAGACTGTTGATACAGTTGTATTCGGTAAGCATTATTTTTATGATCTTGAGATAGATACTGATCATGCTTACTGGTCCAATGGCTTCATAAGTCACAATACCCTTGGCATGGCCATAGCAGAGCTAATGGTTCTTATTCATGATCAAAGGGACGTTGTTCATGTGGGGGCGATTCTATCTCAGGCAAAGCGATGCTATGAATATCAGCAGAAATTTTTATTAAACGATAGAATAAAACCAATAGTTATGCCTCCTAAGACACCCGAAGACAATCGTATACTTGAAAAAACAACAATGGAAAGATCTGTTTTCAATGTAGGTTCTGAAAAGATAACGTTGGAAGTTCTTCCTTGTACACTAAAAGCGCTCAACGGTCCGCACGTTCCTCTAGTTGTTGTCGACGAAATTGATACGGTTTCTGGAGAATCTGTAAAGGCATACAAAGAAATATCAGGTATGCTTGATTCTAAAAGAGGAAAAAGACCTTTAAGAGTTGGTATTTCTACTAGAAAAACTAGATACGGCCTCATGAATCAAGCTATTGAAAATGCAGAAAAACAAGGTAGAAATGTTAGAAGATGGACTGCTTTTGAATTTACAGAAAGATGTCCAGATTCTAGATCTGGAACCTCCAAGCTAGAATTGTACATAGATCAAAATTCTTTTGACGTAAGAGTTAAGCAAGATTACGAAAAACTTGCTGCTCAAAAGCAAAAAGACTATGAACGACATGAAATGTATGATGGGTGCTTAAAGTGCCCACTTGCACCTATTTGTTTAGGCGATGCCAAGAAACAAGTGTCAAAATCCCCTATGCTTAAATCTATAGATGAACTTGCTCAAAAGGTTCTATCCGAAGGTCCTGATTGGGCCATGGCTCAGTTGATGAACCTAAAACCAAGCGTAGAAGGAATTATCTACAAAGAATTCGACGAACGTACACATGTAAAATCTTGGAACCATATGTGGTTAATACTAACTGGAAAAGAGTTTCCAGGAGAATGTAATCACGATATATTTGTTAAAAAATGCTTTAGCGAAGATACAGAGGTTTTGACAAACAACGGCTTTAAGTTGTTTAAAGATCTTACCGAATATGACACTATAGCTACACTCGACGATTGCGGTAAACTAAAGTATCAGAAGCCTATGGATCACATCTCGTATCGTTATAAAGGAAAGATGGTAAATCTTTATAATGAGATAGGTGGAGGCAAGCATCATCTAGACCTTCTCATGACCCCTAACCATGATGTCGAGTATCTTCACGGTAGGAATTTTAGAAAGAAGCAAGAGATAAAATTACTAAAACAACGGGCCGATTCGCTGGATGAATTAAACGATTTTTACATACCAGCAACATGGCTTTCTGGTTCAAGCGTAAACGACACAGATATAGAGTCCCCCATAAGTTTTATGACAGGTGATCAGTTCATGGCCTTCATGGGACTTTGGTTAAGCGAAGGTTCCATGAGCTCCATAAGGGCAGGTAGCGAGTGGGGACACAATCAGGTAGAGGTTTCGCAATCTAAAAGCAGAGAAGCTTCTGACAAGGTTGAACAGCTTATGGCATCAATAGCGTGGCCGAGTAAGCTCCACAGAGAGTCTGATACGCGCGATCAGGTTGACTACACAACAAACTGGTCGATATATAATAAAGAATTATATAATTATTTAAAGCCGTTAAAGTTTGCCGTTAACAAGTTGATACCAAGAAATATACTGGAAAAAGCGTCTAGAAGGCAACTGTCAATCCTTTTGGAGTGGCTATGCTTCGGCGATGGCTCTTATATGTTTGACGGCTCTAAACAGCAGCCTTATTATTCAACTGGTTCTGAGAAATTAGCGAACGATGTTCAAGAGCTTTGCTTCAGATTGGGGTATAAGAGTTCGCTTTCGATACAGGATAATCAGGGCAAAACGCACAAGAATACAGGTACAGAATATTTGAGACGTTTCAGAGTTAATTTTCACTTTAAGACAAATAACAAACCAGCGGATCGTTCATACTATATAAATAATGGAACCAATAAAAGTGAGTATTCTAACAAGATACAAACCAACATCAGCGAAGTAGATTATGATGCAATGGTCTACTGTGTCACTATGCCTTCGTCTAGGTTGTTTGTTCGCCGAAATGGTGTAATATCACTGAGTGGCAATTGTCACTCTATGGGATTGCAAGCGTATGCCGGTATCGACTGGGGATGGTCAAATCCACATACACTAGTTGTTTTCTTTGTAGATAGTAGAGAAAACATATACGTGGTTAGATGCGATGGTCAGACATATATATCAAGACCAGCTTGGATGCATATAGTAAAACACAAATGGCACAATAACTATAGAACACAATTGTATTTTCCTGATATGGCAGATCCTGGTGATGCTCAGGAGATGAGAAAGATGGGTCTTCCGACTACTACAAATTCTGAAAAAGCAAATATTAACACAGGCATACAGGTGATTAAGAAATGGCTTAGAACTCCGGGTTCTAATGAAGCAAAGATATTTTTTGCAAGTGAAACATGTAAGCCGCTTATTCAAGAATTTCAGTTATATCATTTCAAAGCAGATGCTGCTGGAAACATGACCGATGATCCGGATACAGAACATGATCATTGGCTGGATGCCTTGAGATACTGTATGGTTAATTTATTTGGAAAAAATACAATAGTGCTAGGATCTGCTGGTGTTGATTTAGAAACATCTAAGATAGTTGATTCTAGAGGACATTTTATTAAACCACCCACACCAGAAGAGTATGCCAAGGTAAACAACATACCATTTAGTTCTGACTACTCTACGGATAATATAGGTAAAATAGGAAAGTTGTCAGAATTAGATGAAGAAGAAGAAAAATCTGCCGAGGGTGGATTTATTTGGACCATGTGATCCAGTAATATATTTAAGAGGGCTCTAAGATGTCATGGTTTGAAGATCTAAAAAAATCTGTTCAAGATCGCTTGAAAGACGATATAGAGCAAATGACAAAGGCCGACGCAGACAAGCTCCCAGAAAAAACCCAGCAAGACACTCCAGACTCTAATTTAGTTAGAGGCAAGGCTATATTAACAGATCCATATTTTGAACAAGCAAGTAATAATTATTTTCTTTCAAAAAATAAACTTAGTCGAATTTCAAATAGAACATTAAGAGACATGTCTCAAAGAGACTGGCTTGTTAGTACTATTTTGCAAATTCGAGCCGATACTGTTTTAAGATTTTCAAGAAAACCAGAACGAAAATACGATATGGGATTTCGTGTTGTTAAAACAAATCAGCATGAACCATTGACAGAAGAAGATATTCAAAATATAAAAATGTTAGAAAGTTATATATATAATTGTGGAAGAACTGAAAACACACCTAAAGGACAGGAAATGCTGTTGGGTGAGTTTTTAAAATTAATAGTAAGAGATGGTCTTACTTTCGGATATGTCGCTGTTGAAAAGGTTTTGACAAGAACCGGATCTTTACATAGATTTCGTCCGCTTCCGGCAGAAACTATGTATTTAATTAATCAAGCTATAAGTAAGGAAGTTGTTGAAGATCAGGTTAAAGTAGCTATAGACATGTATCACAGAAAGAAAAGTGACAATGATCCTCGTGCAGATGGCTACCTAGCTCCCAGAGAAATTGATTATTACAAATATGTTCAATTGTCTACTGACAACAGAGTTTTGAATGCTTTTGGTGATGAGGATATGGTTTTTAAACTATTCAATCCCCAAAATTATGCAGATTCAAATGGATATTGTATATCTGTTGTTGAACAAGCAATAATCATGATTACGAATCATTTGAACATAGAAGCTTATAATGCAAACTTCTTTACACATGGATATGCGGCACGAGGAATACTGCATTTAAAGGGAGCTGTGACTCAGAATACTTTAGCTTCTTTTCGCAGACAGTTTTATAACACAATATCAGGTTCTACTCATGCCTGGAGAACTCCAATAGTAGCAGGATTGGACGATGTTCAATGGGTTCCGATGTCCGGATCCGCTCGTGAAATGGAATATATCAATTTCAACTCTCACATAATGAGAGCTATCTGTGCTCAATTTCAAATAGATCCAATTGAAGTTGGATTGGATTATCTTACAACCGCCAACGGAAGAGCAAGCTCTCAAGCTAAAGAATCTGGTCAGTTTAAAATTACATATTCACGTGAAAGAGGTTTGATTCCAATTTTAATGATCGTTGAAGACCTCTTTAACCAAGACATTCTTCCTTCTTTAGATAAAGAACTAGCAAATAAATATAAGTTTAAATTTGTCGGATATACAGACGACACTGCTATGACTGACATAAGTTTAAGACAAGCTCAGATGACTGTTTTTTCTTCTATGAACGATCTTCTTCATAATGAAGAAAAGAAACCAATTGAACACACTGCGGCAAATCTGCCTCTAAATCAGTCTTTCTGGAATCTTATTGAAAAAAACATGACACGCGGAGAAATAAGAGAATTTTTCTTTGGAGATGTCGGTGCTTCAAAGAGACCCGAGCTTCAATACATACCAGCAGATCCAGCCTTTTTATCCTGGAATCAGTTGATGATGACAATAAATGCTCAACAGCAGCAGAAGCAGACTCAGAAAGAGCAAGCTAAGCAGCAACAGGCAATGCAAGAACATCAAATGCAACTTCAACAAAGTCAAGATCAAAGAGAGCAAGAAGCACATGATGCTCAATTGGATCAAGCAAAACAAGAGCAAGCAAATTCTGTTGTCAGATCTCAAGATTCAAAGAGTCTTCAAGAAATGGCAAAAGAATATGGAGCTACAAAGGCTGTCAATATTGGCGGCAAAGAATTAAAAAATCCAATTAATGTAGCCGCAGAGACAGAAGAATAAACATACTCAATTAATACGAAAGTATAATCCCTCTACATGGGAGGGTTTGCATGTCTTTCATTATAGTTGAAGGTTTGGATCGTACGGGCAAAACTACTCTAGTTAATTTTTATGCAAGCAAGGGCTACAAGCCAGTTCACTTCTCAGCGCCAGATAAAAAATACTCTCAATCAGGGTATTCTGGACCTTCATATCTTGAAGATATTGTGGAAATGCTTGTGTCTCTGTCTGGGCAGGATGTTGTTCTGGATAGATCTCATTATGGAGAATTGGTTTGGCCATATATATATGGTCGAAGACCTTTGTTGAATCATTATGATTTAGAGATGTTGAGAGAAATAGAGGCGCAAAATGAAGCAAAATATATTTTGATGCATGATCCTGATATTGACAACCACTGGAGAAGATGTGTTCAGTATAATGAACCGTTGACTAGAACTCAATTTGATTCTGCACGATCCATGTTTCAACATATGGCGGAACAGTATGATTTTTCAAAAATGACATTAGAAGATTTGAGTATGTTGGCTAATGAAGATAAGAAAAAACAAACTTCAAAAGATACAGAGAATTCAACGATGGAAACGCAGAGCGTCAAAGATATCGATGTTTTTCCTACTGGAAAAAATAAGCATAATGACTTATTATCACCGGAACAATTAAAATTAGCGGAAGCAAATGCTATAAATGAAATACTAACATCTAGAATAGTAAAGAAAAAGGGCGATCATTTTGACGTTATAGAAGAAAAAATAAGATATTTTTTAAATAATCAATTAGCTGATTTGTTAGGAACTGGTAAGAATAATCAGTTTGAGAGTTTTTCAAAAGAAGAAATTGAGATGCTCAAAGCAGTTGTAAAAAGAATGAGGGAAAAGAAATGAAGATGATCAACGAGCAAAAGCAGAACCAAGCGCAAAAGATTCAGGCTCTAGAGAAGAATATAGAAAATTTATCTATGGCATTGCGAGTTAATCAACTATTACTTAAAAAAGTAATGGACCAACTCCAGCCAATGCAGTCTGAACTTAAGAACAACACCGGCATGCTGAATGACTTCCAGTATAGAATACTTGGACTTCAGAAATGCTTGCCAGTAAACATAGAAGAATTGACTACAATTGTAGATAGTTTAAAATTAAAAGACTGGCAAGATGCCTCCGATAAAGACGATGAGTCAAACGGTCTGATTGCTGCAGACTCTGTATCGTCGAAGGAAGATTTTGTAATATTGACTTCAAAGGTTTTAGGAGAAGAACCAGAACATGGAATTTTTAGAAGCAAGATAAAGTTAGAAGAAACAGGTCAAGAATTAACAGACGCTCTGCTTAATAAGAAAGTGGGACAATCAGTCGATGTGGAATTAAATGGCAAAACTCATCACGTGACTCTTCTTGGTGTTAGGGTTAAGAATACCTAATGAGTGATTGTAAAGAACGTTTTAAACAAAAATGTCCTAGACAGCTAGATGAGCTGCCAAAAGGCTATTGTCCTTTGGCGGTTCATCGTTTAAAATGG